CTTTTATATATTTTGCTTGTAGTATCCGCGCACATGGACGCACCAGACGATTTTCCGCTCGTCCCGGACATTGAAGATATGATCCCGCTGCCAAAAGACGCGGCGGATGCCCTGCCCCCGCTAAGTCCCGCCGATGAAATCGAGATGCGGGCTAGAACTATCAAGCTAATCAGCGACCTATCTGGCTCGCCCATCGTCCCCACGGCTGAAGAGCAGGACATGGCTCGTAACTTGGCCCGTGAAATGGTCACGGACCCCAAGAAGAAGCTGGAATACGCGAAGTATCCAAACGAAGTGATCGCGTTTTTGGCAGGTATGGTGCGTGAAACCAACCACGCTCTCGTGGAAGATCTGGCTGATTACAAGACTTTCGTTGTAACGAGCCTCGTTAAAGAGTATGCCAACGCCGATGATCCCAAAGTCAGGCTACAAGCCCTGACAAAACTCGGTGAAATTGACGGCGTGGACGCTTTCAAGAAGCGTAGTGAGATCACACACATCATTAAGCCCATCGAAGAAGTCGAAAAAGAGCTTCTGTCGGTCTTGGAAGGCATCGAGTACACGGTTATTGACGAAAAACCGCTGGAAAACAGCTAAAAATCGTGCAATTAACCCAGCAAAACCTGCAAAAACTCAAGGCTGCACTGCCTTCGATGCCCGACAAAGAGAAACGTCGGGTTGCTGACCTATTAAAACAGTATCAGCAGCAGCTTACGCAAGCTAAAGGCAAAGATTCGTTCCTTGATTTCATCAATCATGTGTATCCCGGCTACAAAGTGGGGCCGCACCACCGTCGTTTGGGCAAAATCTTTGAAGAAATTGCTGAAGGCAAGAAGAAACGAGTCATCGTGAACATCGCCCCGCGCCATGGCAAGTCGGAGATGATCAGTTACTTGGCCCCGGCGTGGTTTCTAGGCAAATATCCGCAGAAAAAGGTCATCATGGCGTCCCACACCGCAGACTTGGCGGTGAACTTCGGCAGAAGAGTCAGAAACCTAGTGGGATCGGAGAGCTATCGTGACATTTTCCCTCAAGTCGAGCTTCAAGCAGACAGTAAAAGTGCTTCTCGTTGGGGTACAAATTTTAACGGTGAGTATTTTGCTATTGGCGTTGGTGGTGCCTTGGCTGGTCGGGGCGCTGATCTATTCATTATTGATGATCCTCACTCTGAACAGGAAGCCAAGCAAGGAAGAGCTGATGTATTTGAGCCTGCTTGGGAATGGTTCCAGTCAGGACCCGTCCAAAGATTGATGCCGGGTGGCGCGATCATCGTGGTGATGACCCGGTGGAGCAAGATGGATCTGACGGGCAAGATCATTGACCACATGACCCGCAATGAGGAGGCAGATCAGTGGGAGATCGTGGAGTTTCCCGCCATACTCAATGACAAACCCCTGTGGCCCGACTTCTGGGGGATCGACGAGCTTTTGGCAAAGAAAGCTTCGATGGACGTGCGGTATTGGCAGGCCCAGTACATGCAGCAGCCGACCTCGGAGGAAGGCGCACTCATTAAAAGAGAGTGGTGGCACGTGTGGGAGCCGGAGACCCCGCCCCAGTGTGAGCACATTATTATGTCGCTCGACGCCGCTCAGGAGAAAACGAACCGGTCGGACTACAACGCCCTGACGACATGGGGGGTTTTCTTTAACGAGGAGACCAAGAACTACAACATTATCCTGCTCAATGCCATCAAGAAGCGCATGGAGTTTCCGGAGCTAAAGGCGATGGTGTTGGAGGAGTACAAGGAGTGGAACCCGGACACATTCATTGTTGAAAAGAAGTCCAACGGGGCTGCGCTGTACCAAGAGTTCCGCCGGATGGGTGTGCCCATCAGTGAGTTCACGCCGGGTAAAGGCCAAGACAAAATCAGCCGTGTGAACGCCGTAGTAGATTTGTTTTCATCAGGTATTGTGTGGTGTACTGAACATCGTTGGGCACAAGAGGTTGTGGAGGAGTGCAATGACTTCCCAGCCGGTACCCATGATGACTTGGTGGACTCGACTACTCTAGCCCTCATGCGCTTTCGGCAGGGAGGGTTTATCCGTTTGCCGACTGATGAGCCTGAGCCAACGACGTGGTTCAAAAGCCACAGGCGCGAGGGGTATTACTGATGGCTACGCAGAAGTTTATGGGACGAGGCCAGCTGATTGATCGACTCGCCGCACAGGTTGGGTCACGTGATATGGCCTTGGACATTTTAAAGAAGCGCGGACACGTCAACGCCAAAGGCGAGCTTACAGAAGAAGGTCGCAAGCGAGACAAGATGACCGCAGAAGAGAGGGCGAAAGATCGGGCTGCCAAACGACTGGATAAATCCCCAAGCAGCTTCGACTACAACCCGAGAACTAACACTGCCAAATTGAGGACACGCTAATGGCCGTTGATAAAAGTTTGATGGAGGCTCCCCAAGGCATCGCGGCTATGGCTGCGGAGATGGAGCCGATTGAGATTGAGGTTGTGGACCCTGAAGCCGTTCGCATCGGTGTAGATGGTGAAATAATTGAACTGATGAAGTCCGAGCCACGTGCTGAGGACTTTGACGCCAACCTTGCAGAGTTCATGGGCGAGAATGAACTCCAACTCCTCGCATCAGAGTTGATTGGCAACTACGAGCAAGACCTCGCCAGCCGCAAAGATTGGCTGGATACCTACGTCAAAGGTTTGAAGATCCTTGGCATTCGCTATGAGGATCGTACTGAGCCGTGGCCGGGTGCGTGTGGTGTGTTCCATCCCCTCCTGATGGAGTCAGCGGTCAAGTTCCAGTCTGAAACGATCATGGAGACCTTCCCAGCGATGGGTCCGGTCAAGACCAAGATCATCGGCAAGGAGACTCCGGAGAAGAAAGACTCAGCCATTCGTGTCCAAGACGACATGAACTATCAGTTGACTGAAGTCATGAAGGAGTACCGTCCTGAGCACGAGCGCATGTTGCTCAGCATGGCCTTGGCAGGTAACGCCTTCAAGAAGGTGTACTTTGATCCGTCACTCAATCGTCAGACTGCGGTGTATATCCCGGCTGAAGATATCGTGGTGCCGTATGGCGCAGCGAACTTGGAGACAGCAGAGCGTGTTACGCACCGGATGCGTAAGACGAAGAATGAACTAAAGAAGCTCCAGTATGCGGGCTTCTACCGTGATGTGGATCTGGGCGAACCGATGCGCGTCATGGACGAAGTGGAGAAGCAGAAGGCGGAGGACCAAGGGTTCTCAGCCAGTATGGACGACCGATTCCAACTCCTTGAGATGCACGTCAGCATTGACTTGCCGGGATACCCGGATGTTGACAAAGACAACCATGAGACTGGGATAGCTCTTCCATACGTAGTAACCATCGAGAAAGGCACCGGTACCGTTCTGGCTATTCGGCGCAACTGGAGGGAAGATGACTCGCTCAAAGAAAAAAGACAGCATTTCGTCCACTACGGATACATACCGGGCTTTGGATTTTACTACTTCGGTCTCATCCACCTCATCGGGGGGCACAGTAAGGCTGCCACCTCGTTACTTCGTCAACTCATTGACGCCGGAACCCTCTCTAACCTACCGGGAGGTCTCAAATCTAGAGGACTCCGGATTAAAGGAGACGATACTCCCATATCTCCGGGCGAGTTCCGAGACGTAGATATACCTTCGGGCGCGATCCGCGACAACATCCTCCCGCTGCCGTACAAGGAGCCTTCGCAGACTCTCGCTGCCTTGATGGACAAGGTGGTGGAGGAAGGCCGTCGCTTTGCTGCGGTGTCGGATCTGAAGATCTCGGATATGTCGTCGCAGGCTCCGGTCGGTACGACGTTGGCGATCTTGGAGCGAGTGTTGAAGGTGATGTCGGCTGTGCAGGCCCGCATCTACTACGCGATGAAGCAGGAGTTCAAACTTCTCGCTGCGATCATCCGAGACAACACGCCAGATTCGTATTCGTACGAGCCGGAAGTCGGTAGCCCGAGTGCGAAGAAGGCTGACTACGATGATGTTGATGTCATTCCGGTCAGTGATCCGAACGCGGCAACGATGTCGCAGAAGATCGTGCAGTACCAAGCGGTGCTGCAGCTGGCTCAGTCGGCAC